CTCCAGTTCAAGGAGACGGTCGAAAAACTCTTGGAAACGATTAGACTGCCATTCCCAAGGAACTTTCTTCTTATGTAGGAGTATGTGCCAATCTGCACTGTGTAAGATTTTAAACATTGAAAAACTTTCTATAATATGCTATAAATAACGTATGAGACGTTGTTGCATATATGTGACCGCGGTTCCCTATATGGCACATTCGTCTTCAGCTTGCCTCGGAGAGGCATAACGTATGAACGCTGCAACTAAGAGGTCTCGGAGAGACATAACGAATACGTGGGAGTCTTGTGTCTTATTACAAGAGCTCCCACGCCGTCTCGGAGAGACATAACGCGGTTAACGTGGGAGTCTTATTACAAGATCTCCCACGCCGTCTCGGAGAGACACAACGCGGTTAACGTCTGTCAAATATCCTGCTCACGTCTCCAGGGAAAGTGAATGCCCCTACGTGACTTAGTCTAGTGCTAGGATCAAGCCAAATCTTACCGCCTATTTTCTGCCATCTACGACAGAAAGTATAGTCTTCTGATAAGTATCTGTTATCATCTGGATCATGAATAGTATCGAAGAAAGAATAACAGAATGGATTGAACTTAGGATCAATAGAACTATCATTTTTATAATGTAGTTCTGGATATGCTTGAATCATCTTGTCAAAGACAACTCTTTGCACCATGAAGAATCCGGTAGAAGCATCCATTACTTCTATAGCTCCGTTATCTACATTAAGTTCCCTAGTTCTAGGATCTTTGAACTTAAGATTTATAGCATATTGAGCACTGTACTTAGAGATATCCTCTTTTCCTTCGATAGCTGCTCTTCTTACACTCTCCCAATCAACTGTTTTCTTAGGATAAGCTGCTGCAATTAATGGCTTATTCATTGCTAACATTCTGATTACCGAATCTGGCTCGAATTCAATATCTGCATCTATGAACATTAGGTGAGAGCAATCACTCTCTAGAAACATTGCTGTTAAGATATTTCTAGCTCTAGGCACTAGACTCTCATTTCTAAGAGTAGTGATTCTGTAGTTAATCTTGTAATGATTTAGAGCTTGAGTAAGCCTAAACATTGATAAGAAAAACTGATCTGTTAGCTGTCCACCATAACATGGAGTTGCAAAAAACAGGTTGTGTTTCTGCAGTTCTTCAATGTTTATGTGCATCTGCCCCGGATTATTTGGGTCAGGTGTTACAGAGGGTTTACCGTTAGGTATCATCTCTGCTAGTTTTGATACCTTACCCATTAATTAAGATCCTCTACTCCTTCTGGTGATAGAGAATTGTCAGTTATAGTGCTAAACAACATGGTGTTGTCTAGTAGCCACTTCTTCTGCTCTTCGTAAGTTGGGCGCTTATACATCTTTGATACTTCGTAAAGCTCAATAGCACGTTCTTCTGCAGTCAGTGCCTTGCTTGTTCTAGCAGGTACACAGGTATACTTTACGTTCTGAGGAAGAGGACCTGTCTTCTCTTTCTTGATTGTGATGTCATATCCCTTTTCTGGGTCTGCGGGGTTACCATATTCTGGGTTACGAGCATAGTCTACAATTTGCTTGTAAATAGTTGCTTTGACGTCGAATAGCTTGACTTTACCATCGCTTCTGTCTAGTACGTTACAGACATAAGCGAACTGTGGCTTTTCAGAATAGATATCTGGAGGTAGTTCCTTCATTGGGTCTTTTGCATTACTGTCAAAAGATTCTGACTGACGGTTGAACTGTAGGCATTCTACCGGCATCTTCTTTCCCTCTTTAGTGATTACCCAGTAAACGTAACGAGGAAGAACTTCTCCCACGAATCTAACCTTAGTATCTCCTACTATTGTTAGACGCTCGATTACCTTGCGATCTCCTTTTGTTTCTTTTTTAGCCTGATCCCATGCTACCATTTGTTGTTTCTCCTTTTTTATATTGGTTTAAATGTGTAAGTTCTGGTATGAACCATAGTTTTTGATCTTTATGTTTTAAGTAAGGATTATCCCAGTATTTATCATCTAGATAAGTTTCTGGAATATATAAATTTTTATTATTTATGGATCTTTGACTCAGTGCATAAATATATACAATTTTATTGTAGACAGATTCTTTATCGTTTAGCCAATCGAAATTGACTAAATAACATTGAGGTTCTGTAGTTACATAGTTGTTAATAATCCCAAAGAGACTTTTAACTATATGTCTTTTCCTATATAAAACTTGAGGTATATGATCAATGTTAAGTCTGGAGAGCAA